GTTATCCGGCTTTTGCAGGTCCGGTTAACTCTAGAGCATAATGGCAGGATGGACATACGCAACACTAACGACAGCAATTGGTAATTATACTGAAGTAGGAACAGGTGTTCTTACATCAACGATTACAAATCAATTTATTGAAAATGCAGAATTTAGAATGCTGCGTGATGTTCCCATCGATGCGGATCGAAAACAACAATCAGGAAGTTTAGTTTCAGGACAACAAACGATTAACTGTCCTGCTGGCTGTTTGTTTACTCGAGGAATTCAAGTTTATACTTCAACTTCTGTTATCACAGGGGCGAATGTTTGGTTAATTAAAAGAGATCAAACTTTTTTAAATGAGTATGTTGCCGCTAATACGGCTACAGGAAGTCCTAAATATTATGCACAGTTTGGAGGAGCTACAGGAACGACGGATACCACGTCAGGACGTTATATGATTGCTCCTGTTCCGGATGCCGCTTATATGTTTCAGGTACATTTTAACGCTAAACCAACCGCTTTGAGCTCTAGTAATACAACAACTTGGATGAGTCAGAATTTTCCAAATGGCTTTTTATACGCCACTTTAGTTGAGGCTTTTAGTTTTTTAAAAGGCCCAATGGACATGTTGACACTATATGAAAATAGATATAAACAGGAAGTAGAGAAATTTGCTGCAGAGCAAATTGGACGAAGACGAAGAGACGATTATACGGATGGTACGATTCGGATACCAATCGAATCTCCACCACAATAGGAATAAATTATGGCAAATACATCAGCAGTCTGTACCTCATTCAAAGTTTTACTTATGAAGGGTCAAATGGACTTTACCGCTTCTACTGGAGATAGTTTTAAAATTGCAATGTATGATAGCGATGCAACGTTGGCAGCAGCGACAACTGATTATTCAACTTCAGAAGAAATTACAAATACTTCAGGAACTGCGTATACGGCAGGAGGAGAAGCTTTAACTAATGTAACTCCTGTTTCAAGTAGCACAACTGCTTATACAGATTTTTCAGACGTCTCATGGACGGACGCATCTTTCACTGCAAACGCGGCTCTTATTTATAATACTACAACTGGCACAGGCACAGGAACAACTGATGCTGTGGCGGCGATTGCGTTCGGTGGAGATAAAACCGCGACGTCAGGAACTTTCACAATTCAATTTCCAGCGGCAGCTGCTTCTACAGCCATACTCAGAATAGCATAAGGAGTCCTTCCTTATGGCAGATGTATCATCAGGATGGGGACGATTAACCTGGGGACAAGCAGGTTGGAACGAAGCTACTGTTCTTACTCAAGGTTGGGGCGCTCTCAGCTGGGGTCAAAATGAATGGGGCGATCTAGATGATGCCCTAGTTGAAGTAACAGGTGTTTCAGCAACTACAAGTTTAGGAACAGCAAGTACTGTTGTTGATGTTACTCCAACTATTACTGGTTTAGAAGCCACTGCAAGTTTAGGAACTCCTACTGCGGTCACTGATGTATCTTTCGCACTTACTGGAGTAGCAGCAACTGCATCTATTGGATCTGTTACTGTAGCCGATCAAGTAATGGGATTGACTGGAGTCAGCGCAACTTCAGCTGTTGGAAGTATTATACCAGCTGATCAATATATGGGATTGACTGGAGTAGAAGCGACCATGAGTCTGGGCTCGGTTACTATTCCAAATGTCGGAGTTCCATTAACAGGAGTTGCAGCAACCGGTGTACTAGGAACCGCAACTGCTCTTTCAGGCGTGGTTGTAGAACCAAGTGGAGTAGCAGCAACCATGAGTCTTGGTTCGGTTACTATTCCAAACGTAGGAATTCCTTTAACTGGATTTGAAATGACGGCTTCAGTAGGAGAATTAAGTCCTGCTACAGTTACCGGAGTTACTTTAGATGCAATGACAGGATCTATTGGATCCGTGATCATTGAATATAAATTCCCAGTTACAGGCGTCGCGGCAACAGCTTCTTTAGGAACAATTGCAACTATTCCAGATCAATTAGTAGGATTATCTCTCGATGCTATGACAGCAGCGGTTGGAACTCCTGGAATTATCCATTATGCGAATATTGACACAGGTTCTAATACGTCTTATAGTAATGTTTCAACAGGTTCGAATACTTCGTATTCGGAGGTTGCAACTGGATCAAATACCAGCTATACGGATGTAACGGGTAAAGAAGCAGCTTAGGAAATTTATGGCATCAACATATAACTATTTAGGTATCGAAAAAATGGCAACCGGCGAGAATGCCGGAACCTGGGGTACCAAAACAAATACAAATTTAGATATTATTCAACAAGCCGCATCAGGCTATCATTCACAAACCATTGCGGGTGGAGCTCAAACTACAGCGCTATTAATGACGGATGGAGATGCTACATCTACGGCTGATAGTTTAACAAATGCTGCTCGTAATATGGTTCTTGAATTGACTGGAACTATTACAGGAAATCAAATTGTAACTTTCCCTACTGCTACAGAAGGATTGAAAGTTGTTTTTAATAACACAAGTGGAAGTTATACTGTTCAGTTAAAAGGAGCATCAGATTCAGGATCCGGAACTACTTTTGCTACTGGCTCTAAAGACAAAAAACTAGTCTACATGAGTGGAACGGATCTGGTTGAAGTTAATATTGCCGGAGCCGTTACCGCAGATTCTACAACTACTTTTACTAATAAAACATTCACAGCTCCTAAATATGCAGATGGTGGATATGTCGCCGATGCTAATGGAAATGAAAATTTAGTCTGGGGTACAACAACTTCAGCCGTTAACGAATTTAAAATAGCTAATGCAGCAACGGGCAATGGCCCAACGCTGACTTCTCAAGGAGGCGATTCTAATGTTGATATTAATATTACACCTAAAGGAACGGGAGATGTTGTTCTAGCAGGAGATACCGTAAAAGTTGGAGATTCAGGAGCGGCAGCTACTCTAACTTCAAATGGTGCAGGAACTTTAACTGTTACTACTGGTGGAGCAACTGATTTAGTTCTTAATACCAATAGTGGAAGCAGTTCAAGCAAGATTGTTATTACTGATGCAGCAGGAGGAGACGTGACCGTCACTCCGGATACGACTGGATCTTTTATTATTGCAGGGAATTCTACGCAAGGCGGAACACTTAAAATTTATGAAGACTCAGACACAGGAACTAATTATGCAGGCTTTAGAGCAGGCAATTTAACTGAAGACACACTTTACACTTTACCTCTAGCAGATGCAGGCACTTCAGGAGATGCTTTAACATCCAATGCTTCAGGAACTTTGTCATGGACAACTATTTCGGGAGGAGCTTCATGGCAAGCAGTTATTACGGCTGATCCAGCGAATGCTACAGCAGGCGAAGGATACTTTTGTAATACAACAGGTGGAGCATTTACGGTTACACTACCTACTTCTGCAACTATAGGAGATGAAATTTCGTTTATTGACTATGCAGCAACATTTGATTCAAATAATTTAACTATCGGAAGAAATTCTCACAATATTCAAGGAGCTGGTGCAGATTTAACAGTTGCTGTTGAACGAGCAGCTTTTACTTTAGTTTATGTAGATGCAACACAAGGTTGGCTATTGAAAGATAAATAATTATGTCTGAGTATAAAGGTATAAAGGGTTATACAGTTCAAAAAATAGGATCGGATCCTACGCCGGCGGACACGTTAGGACAACTTTTTTATAATTCTGCTGACAATGAGTTTCATATATCTGCCGCGGGTTCAGGGTCTTGGGCTTCTGGAGGAAATTTAAACGCATCACGAGCCGGATGGCCCGGCGGCATGGGAACGACAACAGCAGGTGCGGTTGTCGGTGGCATGACACCACCCGATGTGCCTTCAGCGTTAGTCGAAGAATATAATGGAACATGTTGGTCTGAAGAAAATGATCGCCCTGTGGCTGGAAGATTCAATTGGACCTGCGGAACTGTCGCTGCTGGTCTAACCGCGACGGGAGGCTTACAGAGCGCCCCTTGGGCTATTAATAATGTTGATGAATATGATGGAACAAGTTGGTCAGCTGGAGGAAAT